TACTTGAATACTATTTACCCGAGGAAAACGACGATTTCCAATCAGCAATAAATGGCCATAACTATAAGAGTGCCATTTGGGATTTTGACCAGCTTTTGCGCTCAGAGATGAAGTATAAAGAATTATCCGAGGAAACTTACAAAGCGTTTGATTTTTGCCGTAAGGAATTACGAAAAATACTAGAACAAGACAACCTATTTATTGAGCAATGATGGAATTCTCAACAGACAATCAAAAGATTAAAATTGCAACGCTATCCTTTTTTGCGGGAATACTTGTTGCGTACATATTTTTTCCAAAGATTGAAAGCGAAACTGTCTATAAGTTTAAAACCGTGACAAAAACAGACACTTTATTTGTCGACAAAGTGTCGACAGTTTACATCCCTAAAACAAAGATAAAAACCGAAGTTTTAAGGGATACAATCCTAATCGATTTTAAGCCACAAATTAGCCTGTTTAAGACCACTATACCTTTCGAATATGGTAATACATATCTGAGCGGAGAAGTCCTCGGAGAAGTGCTTAAAATGACCGCTACGAACGACTATAAGATACCTGTGGTAACGAATACCATTACGAACACGGAAACTAAGACAATTATTGAAAAACCTAAGGGAATTTACCTTGGTGCAGGAGTTAATTCATTGCTTCAGCCAAATGCTAAAGTTTCCTACTTGGACAACAAGTATTTGTTCGAGTATCAGTACCAACCATTACAGAAGGTACATCAGATAGGAGTAAGTAAAAAGTTATTCTAATGGTTAACAAAAGTTCCCAATCTGTGAACTTATAAGTACCCAAGTAGCATACCGTTGGATCTGCTCTTGGGTCATTATTTATCATACAATTCGGATATTTTCCGAATTACTTATTTAGGCTTGACAATATCCTTGAGCTGGTTAAAAATAGCCTCTGCATTGTCTCCCCAATACATATCACATTTGCCATCTTTAATTGGAGGAACAGAAAAATAGCTTTGCCAATCGCTAGGCTTTGCAGTATAGCGGTAACAAGTTTCTTTGTAGGGACAATCTGTCCCCAGGCATTTTGCGATATCAGGGCTCATTATTACTAATTTTTAGTAGAACTAGGTAACCAATCAAATCGTTTACCACATCCTCATCATCTTTCTCTAAGCTTCCGTTCTTTATTCTCTTTAGCTTGTCATCGATGCGGATCAGTAGTCCTTCTTTTGCGGACAACTGACTAAATACTCCTAGAGGCTCTAATGCAGAGTTTCCATACTTACGATTCTTGTCGATAAGCATTTTATGAATCTGCTCTAGGACTTCTTCTACCTGGATTGCGAATGGAGGTGTCATATTTATATAAAGGTTAAAATTGCTCGTCTTTCCGATCTGTCATGCGTCTTCCTCTATTCCGCAACCTGACTATATTCTATTCAATATGTGAAAATATATTTCCTAAAAAAGTAACTTCATCCCATCCATTCATTTTATTATCGTGGATTAATTTAGTTAAATCTTCTTGAAGGTATTCATATTCTTTTGTAATATTTTCTGCGTAATAATGCCATCTATCGTTAAAATAAATAAATTTTGAAATACCATTAACTGTCTGACCAACATCATAAACGTCACCATTGAAAAATTTCATCATAACTTTTAATTTTAAGTAGTCAGGACAGGATTCGAACCTGTAAATAGGATGAGCGTATACCTATTACTCACTCGCTCTGTGGTTGCGTCTACCAATTCCGCCACCTGACTAGATATTAATCTTTAAAAACTAAATCCACCATTTAACTAAACAGGTCGTGAGCAACAGAGACAAAATTATAATTGATGTCTTCTTTAAGTAGCTTTTCTTTATCATAGTATTGCTTGAACGAGATAAACCTATCTCCTTTTAGATATTGGCTAGTCCTAAACTTAGACCTTCCTTTCTTAATCAGTAAGCCATCTCCAAACAGAACATAGAACTCGTTTTCAGCAACTATTTCATTAAACTCCAGGTACTCAATCCACCACTCACTAGGTTTGCGGTTTTCATCGAGTACCTTGGTCGCAGATAGGTATCCAAAGGGATTGAGTACTTGAGCTTCTTCCATCTTATTTAAAGAATCGTTTAATTACACTTTCTTTCTGTTCCTTGTGTAGATAAAGCTTTTGTCTTAATATTTCAAGAAGCTCTATCGCTACATGGTTTTCTATTTCGGCTATATTTTCTTTATAGTCAATAACCAAGTTTCCTGTTTCTGAATCGACATAAAAGTCCAACTCTTCGTATTTATATTTAATCATTATCTGTAATTGTGGTGTAAGTGTCTAGTAATAAGTTGAAGCTTGATAACATATCTAGGATTCTCTAGCAGTTCTGTAAGCCTAGGCTCTACCATTCCCATGAAGTGGTTAAAGAATATCTCTCCTGCTTCAGGATGGTCTTCCATGTCTAGGTCAACCTTAATTCCATTTCTCTCACAGAATACGCAGGATCGTACCGCTCTTTTAATCTGTTCCTTTGAGTATTTCATCAATCAAGATGTTTAAGTAAGTGACGAAAATAGCAAGTACCAATGCAAACATCCCAAGAGACTTAGATATTAAATATAGGCAGGTCATAAAACCCCATGCTACATTTATAAATTTAAGTAACTGCAATAGATGCCTTTTCATTTAGGTGTAAATTTAATAGGATGTGATATTTCATTTCCATTAAAATCTAAGAGTTTGCCGTTCATTTCAAAGTGTACCTCCATGTGTTTATTCTTATAGTTCTGAATCAGCAGCTTGATTTTCTCCTGAACATCTTCAATGGAGAGAAACTCTCCATATCCGATGTCTTGCCACTCTGTGAATTCGTTGAACTTATTTATAAACCTACGCTTCAGTATGAAATCAGAAGGGGAGTGAACTTTCTTTCTCGGCATACTGAGGTTTAGATTGATGTGCTTGCTTTTTCTCTATCACCATCGCTGGTTTACCATCAGACCAAAATACTTTGCCTGATCCTGTCCAGAACTTCTGTTTTTTAGCCTCTCTGTCCTCTTTTGTTTGAGATACATAGGACTGAACATTCTGTCCGTAATCGTTCGCCTCATCGCTCATTGAGATGGTTAGAGAGACTCCTTTAAGACCCTTTGCCTTAACTGTGGTAAGTAGGGTTTCTAGTGTTTCCTGCTTTAGGAAGATTTCTGATAAATTTGCCATTTTTTTAATTGTTTTTGGTTTGTCTTGTAATATTAACTTATTGATTTATTGGATTCAAGTAAATTTTGATATTTTTCATAGAAGTCAGCAAAGTTTTTTACTATCCAATACTTTCCTTTTGCCTTTTCTATATTTTCCTGATAGATTTTTTGATATTCTGACTGCCTGTCTTTCCCTATCTTAACTTCTATTTTTACTGATAATCCTTCGATTGTTGCAGATATATCTGCTGATCCTTTGGTTGCCGTAGACTTTCCCCATGTCATGGAGCCAATGGTCTTGGTTCTGCCTAGCACATCTGTCACTTGCTTTCTGTTGTCGATTGGTCTGCCCATGGTGTTGATTCGCTCTACCTGATAATCGCATAGTTCTAAGAAGTCAAGTATGCACCTAGTAAGTCCATTGGCTGTTTTATCTGTGTATTTAGGTAGTGCAGATTCTAAAGCGTATAAAGGAACATTTGGTCTCTTTTTTATAGACTCATTTAGTTTAAGTTTTTTAAGAATGTCAAGTGGTTTCATCAGAAGGGGAGATCGAATGCTTCTAAATGCAATACAGGAGTCTTGTAGTCTGTACCAAATCTGGACATATATTCAAATGCAAGAACCCTATTTGCTTCTCTCATTTTTAGCCAAATTCCTTGGGTGTAGGTCTTATCATAGTCCCCAGGTCTTGCTTCAATGTACTTATCCCAAAATACTTCAAATGGGATTTCTGATACTTCGTCTAGTGCTTCAATCATTGTTCTAGGTTTTTAAATGTGATAGGATATTGACATAGGTAAGGTATTACTGATTCTAACTTAGCAAACTTAATGTATGCACCATTTACATCAAGAGCCTTAATCTGATGTATTAAAATCTTTGGCTCTCCTTTTACTTGTTCAAATGAGTATCTAACAATCTCAAATGACCCTAACTCTTTTCCGTTAATTATCATTTCTTTAAGTGTTTATAAATCGTTGTTCTACTAACATTTAATAACTCTGCTAACTCAGAGCGGTTAAAATCAGGGATGGTCTTATTAATCATCTCGATTTTCTTTTCTATGGACTCATTTTTCATCGAGCGAATAATCTCACTAAGCTCATTAGACTCCAAGCTACTTACTTTAATCTTCTTAGACATAGCAATAAAGTAGTTACTTAACTTCTCTGCCTTCAGCAAGGATTCCTTAGTAACAAAGTCAAAGTCCTTTCCTGTCTCAAATGACCACAAGGTATTAATTAACAGAGCAAATCTAGGAACATAAGCCTTCTGCTTACTCAACATCGACTTTACATATTCCGATATGTCATCAGAGTTCTGCAAGTCTGTGATGTTATTAAATATACGCTCCCACTCAATATCTGCTTGGCTATCAAATCGAATGATTCGACTCTCAATCTCACCGAACTTATTGTACTGCAAGACTTGGTTTCTCACTAGGTTATAGAACTGACTAATGTAAGCCTCGTACCAATCCAATATCTCTTGGTCAATTGAGTTCTTGTTGTAATGCTCAATCTCCTTATCAGGGTAGCTGACAAGCAATCGGTCTAGGAATCCATTGTCTTTGTTTTCCATAGTGGATATCTGCGAGAATATACCAGGCTGAATACCACCAAGCACAGGAATCAATGGACTTGCAACAAAGCTACTCTTAGCAGTCTTTCGTGTCAGAATCGCTGCTTGGTTAGACCAACAAGACAACCAAAATTCGAGATCAGAACCAGGCTTGTACTTGTTCATGTCCTTAATCCATCCGTTTAGCTCATCCTTAAATACCGCAATGCCTACTTGGTTTTCCTCATGCAAATCCGCCAAGGCTTCGACAGTAATATCGTTTACTATCAACTGCTTTCTCACAGGCTCCTTGACTTCCTCCACATCCTTCTTCTCCTTAGCAGTCAATCGCTCATATTCCTTGTACTTCTTGTACTCGTTTTGATAGTGCTTAATTTCAAAGCTATTCTTCTTAGCAATCGGAAAGATTATGGCATTTATACTAGGGGTCTTTCCTAGTCCTGCTTTTCCTATCAAGCCAATCCAAATGTTGCAAGACTCTCTCCATCCTGTTTTTACCTCAACCTTGCATGCGTTACCAATGCATAGTGACAAAAGCCAAAGTAAGCTACACCCCATGTAGTCAATAGAATGATTAAGTGTTTTCTGATTTAACAGAATATAACTCTGTATTGAGTCTGGAAACACATCAATCGGAAATATCAAGTCTTCTTTAGGAATCTCAATCTTCTCTATCTCTACCTTTCTAATCTTCCGCTCTCCATAGCCTTCCTTGTACAACTCCTTAGCAGCAGCAGAAAAGTCACCATTGAAGTACTTGTAAGCGTAGATACTAAACGGAGTCAAAGGGCTCTGATGAGGGTAAATCGTGGCCGTGGTGAAGAGATAACACATTCCAGTATCCTTGTAGATAAATCCATGCAAGGCATCCTTAGAATTCGTTTTTCTTATTACTATGCGGTCGGTCAAGTGCTTGACTGCGGTGAACTCATTTGCAATCAAGTCTAGGACTCTGTTTCTCTGATTGTAATCTTCCCAAGGGGTCAATCCACTATACTCTGTGTTTTCCACCTTGACTTCCACCTTGGCTTCATCGTAGTGGAAGTATCTACATAGGCTAAACAGAATGTCTCTTTCCTCTTCTGTGATCTCCTGGATTTGCTCATAAGACATCTCCGATACTTGGTTGTCATAGATATAAATATACCCACCTGTGCCCCTAGTTTCAATTAAGGCTTGAGAATGTCCCTTCAGCGTTGCAAGCTTTCTATTGCCTTCTACCTTACAACATCTATATATAATATGATAACCTGAGTTTATAGTCTTATATATAACAAACTTTCTATTAAAGTCATCAATGTGATCAGATATAAACGATACAAACTCACTCCAAAACTTCTTACCGTCTTGGATGGTTGGGAATACCTTTAAATCTACATCTATACACTCAACATTATAATAACCTGTTATAATACCGTACCCTTTGGTCTTGGCTTCGAGCTTCTCTAATTCTGACTTTTCTATCTTTTTTGTCTGGTACTCCTTCCATAAAATCAGAGGCTTTTTACCCTCCGATATGGGCATTACGCTGAACCCTGAGTTCAGTAAATTGATTGCTCTTCCTAGCGTTACATTCATTTTCGTGTTTTACAAAGGTTTATAGAAAAATGGCATTTTTGGGCAAAAAAGTGTACACAAGTTTACACTTAGTTTACACTTAGTGTAAACCCCCCAAAACCACCTATACTCTCTAGATTCGCAGATTTTAGCCCGTTTTTTGCCATAGGTTTACAAGTTTACACTTTTTTTTAGAATATATTTTTTTTGACTAGGTGAAAATTTATTTTTTTTCAATTTTGCCAAAAAGTGTTCAAAGTGTTCACTTATTGCGATTGGAGCCAATGGAGGCCGATTTTGGTTTACACTTAGGTGTACACTTAGTGTAAACTAGTGTACACCCTCCTTCTTGGCTTTTCGCACCCAATGTGAGACTCTGTTGTAGTCTAAATTCAGCTCTTTTGCTATGTCGCAAGTCCTCCACTTTTCCGCTACCATACGCTCGATTTGTCTAACTATTTTTATACTAAGAGACTTTACTCTTCTCTCATCGGTCAGTTTGAGAATATCACATAAGTGATGGTATTTTACACCAGTACTATACATAATTTCTTTATATGGTAGACCTTTCTTATATAGTTCGAGAACCTGATCGGCAGACTTCAAGTGAGAGCAAGTGTTCTTGGCTCTCTCGTTGGTCAACAGATACTCTTTGTATATATAATTATTGACTAGGTTTTTACTAATATTCATAATAGTAGCTATATTCTTATTCATTACTTTAAGTTTATATAGTCTAACTATCTCGTCTTTCTGTTCTTGAGTTAGTGATGTCATTTGTCTCCGTAGGTTTCTTCGTAGTACTGTTCTGAATTAATTTCTCCAACATCTGAATACTGAATCTCTAAATCACATGCTCCGCATTTATAAGCTTCTTTAATTTGTCGCTTTTCCTTTTGCTTTGCTTCATTTAGAATCATCTGCCAAGTGAATTTATCCTTGTGGATTCCCCAGAGCTTTTCAAATAAGTAGTCAACTGCTGTCTTATTCATTTCTTTCCGTAGGTTTCTTCGTAGTAATTCTGTCCGCTCTCATAGGTCTTAACTGCATAGAACCAAGCACCTTCTCTGTGGGCCTCTGCAATCTGATCTCTCTCCTTGTACTTAGCTATCTCTAATACTTCCTTGGAAGACTTTCCATCATACCATGTGGAAGTTAGTTGCTCATGCAACCATTCTACTGCTGTCTGCTTTTTCATTTGTCTCCGTAGGTTTCGTTGTAGTATTGTTCTCCTGTTTTCCAATATTCGTAATTACCAGCCGTTTGAGTTTTTTTCAATTGCTTACCATGTGCTTGAATTATCTGCTCCTTCTCCATTTGTAATGCTTCGCTTTTGGTAGCACTTCTACTCATCCAATCAATCTGACCATTTTCATGCTTTTCAAATTGGTCAATTAACCATTCTACTGCCGTCTGCTTTTTCATATCACCATACCATTTAAATACTCTCTGCATTCCAATACCTTAGCCTTGGCCATCTCAATTACCTGGGGGTCATACTCGATGTCAAACTCCTTGATTCTGTACTTGTTTTCCACGTGTGCATAGCTCACAGGCTCCTCGTAAGTCAAGAACTCTGGAGTGTCCTGGAGGGTGTACACCAACTTGGCCTTTTTTAAGCCCGTCAGGTGCATGTAAACCTGAAGTTGATAGTAGTACCCCATGTCAGGGGAATCGTCAAACAGAGGGAAAGTAAAGCAGTCCCACGAGGTCTTAAAGTCATAGACTATACCCTCGTGAAAACAATCGGGAGTACCTGTGAAGAAATCATCTTCGAAGTGGTCAAGGTTCTTAATCATAAAGTCCTTGTTCATAGCTACCGAGTAAAACTCGATAGCCGTATCTTCTAATGCCAATCCCTTTTGGATGTACTTGGACTTAATCTGCTTCTTTACTCCGTAAATCTGCTCCTTGTACCAATCCTCTAGGTAGCTCTTAGTTGTCTGAGACAATGATTCTGTTTTACTCCGTGCGTTAGTCATCAATTGACCAAGGGCACTTGCTCTGCATTTGAAGTTCATGATAATAGAAGTTTTTCGTGTTGTGCTGTAAGAATATAAACCGACTTAATTTGCTCTAAGGTTACCTTGCCATTGGCTAAAGAATCCTTTGCTCCGTTCCACTTCACATGAGATGGAGTTAACTCCTCTTTTTTACCACCATGATCGTTGGTCGAATCGGGGTCTTTTGTATCGTCAATTAAAAAGAGTCCATTCAATGCATACTTTCGGGCATAGGAGGAGGAGCTACCAAAACTTTGTGCCACATCCATGCCTTTGCGGTTGATGTCGATGCCTGCCTGGGCAGTAACGGCTCTGCCTTCGGTTCTACCTTCTTTATCTACCTGAATCGCTGCGGTAGCTTCTATGAAGACAAGACCGCCTACTTCTTTCACCTCATCTTCAATAGTCAAGGTACATTCATACTTCAATAGCAAAGGCTTTACCGCCTCGAGGATATCCTCAACAGATCGGTACTTGTACTTGCCAAATGCATTAAATTGGCTCTTAGGAGCTTTTAGCTCGTTCTGAATTAGAATTAGTTCTTTCATCGTGTTAGGTGTTTATACTTGTTTAGTGTTTTAATCTCTGCGTATCGGAAGTTAAACTGATCCCAATACATCTCGAAGGTTTTAAGAATCTCTATTTTTTCACTATGGGGTACTTCCCCAAAGTTCTCTAGTATCCATTCTTTGATTCTATCCTCTACCATTGTTAATCCAGTTAGTTGATACAAATAGAACCCATTGGTTGCCTAATCTCTTAGGCGGATAAACCCATTCCTCAGGCCATACACCTGAGCGGATAATCTGGTGAACTCTAGTAGATTTTTCGGTAAAGCCCCGTAGTACACCGTACTCGGTGGCGGTCATCATTTCGTAAAGCATAGTCTTACATTGGCTTCTAGTTGTTCAACAATAAAAGGGTCTAGGATTGCACATACTACCCGATAGTGGTCTGTAAACCGCTCGTTGAGGTCATCGTACAACTCAAGGGTGAGGGACTTACCATTACCGAAGTAAAGGTCTAGGACAATGCCTTCGTTTTGGAAGGATTCGAGCTCCAGGCTAAAGCCCGACTGCTCAAGAATAAAGTGGTGATCTTTTAACATGATTGTTATTGTTTAGTGTGATGCTAAGGTACAAGACTCTGCACAACAAATGCAAGGGAATTATTAAATTTATTTTTGTTTTCCACTAGTGGTAAATTTTTAGTTTAAGTGGTTTTATTTTACACTACCGGTTTTTTTATTTTGTTTTCCACTACCGCTATTTTTCCGCCATGTTTTCCACTAGGCCATGTTTTCCACTACCACATGTTTTCCACTACCACCCCCCCCATGGGGCCCGGGATGGCACGGTCAGACCTTGGCCCACGAGGGAAAAGGAGGGCATTTTTAGGGACGTAGTAAAGAGATATTTTTATTTTAATGTAGTGACATAGGCAAAATTTTGAAGGGCTGTAAAGGGCTTAAAATAGGGCAAAATTAGGGCTGTATTTTTTGCAAATTGTAGGCCATGCAATCTAGCCCGTACTCAATTGAATAACCTATCTTAAAAAGGTCTCTTTGAAGCTGTATTATGTTAGTATAGTTTTGATCCTTTGCAATGTAGGCAAAGATCAAAGCCCGCAAATTAGCGGGCAATAACTCGGGATATTCAAATAGGTCTTTCATGTAGTGTAGTTTTTTAGGGTAAAGAAAAAGCCCTAATTAAAGGGCCTTATTTTAGTGAATTAGCAAGCCTATTTTGTGGTTCTCTGTTAGCCATTTGGTAGCTACGATATCCAAGTAGCTTGAATCCGTGTAGCCTTGATCTTGCATTTCTTCGCTTGAATAGAAAATTTTTGAATGGCGTTCTGTTTCTTGGTTAATTAATTCGTCGTTTTTTGATCCAAGGCTAAAAATTAGGTCAAAATTTTCGGGCAACTCAATCCCTCTTATAAAGCTGTGACTTTTTGTATAAGCATAAAAACGGACGGACGGATTCAAACGGGCAATTGTTAGCCATTTTTGAAAATAGGACGGGCTGTAAAAATCCCCGCTATCATGGATTCGAATGTAGGTCTGTTTATCTTTTTTAACCTTTGCTAGTTCGTCCGTAATTGTTTGAACGAAATTATCCTCTTTGCTAGCTTCGTAACGCTTGGTCAAGGCTCTTTCTACATTGCCAAAACGGTACATTCCGCGTTTTGCGTAGCAAAGTTTTAAACAGCTTCCAGCAAAAGGACACGTTATTTTTCCGCTTTTTTTGTCATTGCCCGCAGGGATTGAAAAATTGAAAATTCTAACATTGAACTCCTTTGCTGTTTTCTGTAGCTTGGTATTACCGTTACCTAATAAATTTTGAGTCTTCATTTCGTGTCTTGTTTTGTGTTGAGTTGATTAAATAAGTTTTAAGCCTAACATATAGCCAAGGATAAAAATCGGGATTAAGGCAATCACATAGTAAATAACTAGCCAGATTTTTTTAATAGCTTTTTTCATTTTTTCAGTAGTTAAATTTATTTTGATCAAATTGGTAGTAAAATTCTAGATTATCAATCAATCCATTTAGACTAATAATAGACTTTGAATCCCATTGGAAGGGTTCCAAGTTTCTAGCCTTCATTTTTGCACCCTTCATGCTTTTTGCTTGAATTATTGTGCTAAAAATTTCTTTAAATTCTAATTTAGAATCTAACTTTTTGTACGTCAATCGATAGTTTTTCATGCTGTTTTTTGTTTTGGAGTTAAGAAATAAGTAAGGGCAAAAATTAAGATAGTGCCGAGCGAAATAATTAGTAAGTCTGTCATATTTAATTAGTTAGGGTTAAATGTTAAGTAAAGATATTACAAGCATTTGTAACTTGCAAGCCTTAAGGGATATTTTTTTAATATTTATTTATTTATTTTTTTAGTTTACCTTTGGTTTGGTTAACCAAATTAAACCTATTTTTTTGTGCATACCTTTGTAACATATGGAAAAGAAACAACGCGGCGGACCTAGGCCTAATTCAGGTAGACCGCCTAAAATACAGGAAATCAAGCTAATTGAACAGATGGACTCCCTTTGTGTGCCGGATCAAATATGGAAGGCCCTTTTGTATAAATGTGAACAAGGTGACACGAACGCTATAAAACTTTGGTTGTCATATCGGTTTGGATTACCGAAGCAACAAATTGACGTTACTTCGAACGGGGAAAAAATCGCGCCGCCTATTCAGTGGATCGGTAGAAATGTGGCGATCGAAGCGGCAAAGGTAGTAAACGAAGAAGAAGAAGAAGAAAACGAACCTTTGGTAATTGATAATAAACAGACCTACCTTTTCTAAATGATTAACCTACTCGAAGACTATAAACCATTATTTTACGAACAGCCCGAAACAAGGTATTATTTAATAACAGGCGGCCGCGGATCGGGCAAATCTTGGACTTTGGCGCTGTTTCTACTTAATTTAACGTATCAAAAAGGACACGTAATTTTGTTTACGCGTTATACCTTGGTTTCGGCGTTTATTTCAATTATTCCCGAGTTTCTCGATAAGATAGAAATAATGGGCAAAGTAAATGACTTTGAGGTTACCCAATCCGAAATCATTAATAAATTAACAGGATCAAAGATTCTATTTCGCGGCATCAAAACAAGTTCCGGCGTTAATACTGCAAATCTCAAAAGTATTGCCGGACTTTCTACGTGGGTGATCGATGAAGCCGAGGAACTAACCGATCCGGACGTATTCGACAAAGTAGACTTATCGATACGCGCAAAGGATAACTACAACCGAGTGATCTTAGTAATGAATCCCGCTTATAAAAGCCATTGGATTTATAATGATTTCATAAAAAAGAAGCGAACGGACACAACGTACATTCACACGACATACCTAGACAACAAAGAAAATTTATCCGATTCATTCATACAGGCGGCGGAAAAAACCAAGCGAGAAAATAGGTCAAGATATGAGCATCTATTTTTAGGTACTTGGCTAGATGATGCGGAAGGCATGCTCTGGAATCGGGCAATAATCGGAAAAGCCCGAATAAATGAAGCGCCGAATCTAACGCGTATAATTGTAGCAATCGACCCCGCCGTTACGGCTAATATGCAAAGCGACGAAACGGGCTTAATTGTTGTAGGCAAGGATAAAGAAGGGTTCGGCTATGTCCTCGAGGACTTAAGCGGAAAATATAGCCCGAATCATTGGGCAAAGGTAGCAACGGATGCGGCTTTGCGTTGGAACGCGGATTGCATAGTGGCGGAAAAAAACCAAGGCGGTGACATGGTAGAAGCTGTATTAAAGTCCCAAGGGAGCAATTTTAGAATAAAACTAGTAACAGCAACAAAGGGAAAGTACGTGCGAGCCGAGCCCGTTTATTCGTTATATGAACAGGGGCAAATATATCACGTTGGAAGTTTTCCTATCTTGGAATCGCAAATGGTGACCTTTGATCCCGACAAAGGAAAATCGCCCGATCGAGTGGATGCCCTTGTTTGGGGATTAACTGAATTAATGGTAAAAAACAACTTTGAATTCTCAATATGAAAAAAGAAACAATTGCGGCGCTTATTTTAATGCTAGTCTGTTATTTAATGCTTGCATTTATAACGCTAGATTTTAATGTATTAACATGGCATTGGTCAGCCCGTGCGGTGATGATAGTATCTTGGTTTTATGGAGTTACATTTTTAGAAAAGAATAAATAAGTATATTTGTCTAAACGAATATAGGATGGTACTAAGTGCGCTAAGAAATTACCTTGCTCCAACGATTGTTGAAGCTCCAAAGGGTATGGATGCAAATCTATTGAATAGGATGCTATACGGCCAATTCACGGCCTCAACTATGGTTGTATGGTATGACTCCAACCAGCAGACATTTATAGATAAGGGATACAAGGGAAACGCACTTGTTTATTCTATAATTAGAAAGATTGCTGAAAAGGGCAAGCAGTGCCCGACTTTTGTTTATAAGGAGACGCAAGCTTCTAAAAAGTTTAAGGGAGGTAAATATAGCGCAAAAGAGTTAAACAGGTGGCAGAATGCTACATTTAGAAAAAAGGAGCTTGAGGATGTAAGTTACTCCGATCCTGTAAATCAACTTATTAAAAATCCAAATCCCATGCAGACATGGAGCGAGTTCTTGGATTCTATGCTAACGTGGTACAATACTAGCGGTGAAATATTTATTTACGGGTTTTCTCCTAATGATGGCTTAAATAAGGGCAAGATTAAGGAGATGTATGTTATGCCGTCAAACTATGTTGAATTAGTTGCTGGTAACTTGTTTCAGCCTGTAAAGGGTTATAAGTTGATTATTGGAGATCAGAACATTGAAATTCCGGCAGATCAGGTGTTGCACATTAAGAACACGAATTTGACTTGGGATTTGAATGGAGCTCAGTTAAGAGGTATGCCTCCGTTGTTGGCTGGTTTAAAGACATTGCAGGCAAATAACGAATCGACAGAGGCGAAGCAGAAGACTTTCCAGAATGGAGGAGCAAAAGGTATTATTTCTCCGAATGTGAATAATCCTGAGTTCTGGCCATCCCCTGACCAGAGGGCAAAAATGGATGAGCGGATTGATGAGAGGATAAACGGTAATCAGAACATTAATAAGATTGTTGCTTCCTCGATTCCGTTGCGTTACGATGCGATTGGATTAAGTCCTGTGGCGATGGACATTATAAACTCACAGAATAGTGATTTGCAGACCTTGTGCGGATTGTGGGGAGTTAACCCTGTATTGTTCTCCTCTGACGCTACTTATGCCAACTTGGAGCACGCACAGAAAGCATTGGTGACAGATGTAATTATGCCTCAGTTGCAGTTGATCGAGGAGAAGTTTACAGAGTGGATTGGAGAGTCTTACGGAGCTGATTATATAATTGATTTTGACATATCATCATATTCTGAGCTTCAGCCTGATGTAAAGGTTATTTTGGATACTTATGGTAAGTCTCCTTACTTCACGGGTAACGAGGTAAGAAGCTTGTTGAACTGGCACGCAAGTGAAGACCCTGCAATGGATGTTCATTGGATTCCTAACAATGTAATTCCAAGCGAGGAAGCGTTAGGGAATGCTACAACTGACTTTGTGGATTTCCAAGCCTAAGAAATGAGAAAAATAAATTACGCTAAGGTAAGAAGGTCAACGCAAGCTGATTTAAAGAGATACGAACGCCTGGGTGTAAAGATATTTACTGATGCATTGAAATTGCAGGCAAGGCCAACAGTTCCGTTGATGCCGATGCAGGAGGCTTATATAAAGTTCTATCAGACTGTATTTGTTGATTCTGCAACTAAAGAGTACAATAGGATAAGACAGGATAATAGAGAGAAGAAGTTTTTGCCTAATGATTTTTTTCTTAGTACTTGGCTAGAGTATATTAAGAATTGGGTTATTCAGAATTTAGGTCAGTTGATATTTGAGGTAACAGATACTAGCCAAAAAAAAGTTAATGAGATAGTTGCTCAAGGTATTAAGGATGGATTAAACCCTAGACAGATTGAAGAACTATTGATTGAGCAGATTCCAGATATTAAGAGAGCTAGGGCTATTGCTAGAACTGAGTCGACAAGGGCTTACAATGAGGGTAAGATGAGGGCTGCGGTTGATTGGGCCAATGAGACAGGTACTCCATTATGGAAGATATGGATTCATGGAGGTGCTAAGGAGCCAAGGATTCAGCACATACAAGCACAGAATAAACCAATAAGATTTGATCAGCCGTTTGTGTTTTTTACCAATGGAATTCAGGTGTTGATGGATAAGCCTGGTGATTTAAACGGAGGAGCTGCTCAGACTATAAACTGCTCATGCGTAGTAGTTTACGTTTCGGAATCTTACGCTAGAAGGTACTTTAGGGATACCTTTGTTCTATAAGCAGTTTTGTTTGTTAATTTTATTTATTTGTATATTTGCTTAAACGAATATCAAATGCTAGACAAAGCAGAGCAATCATATTCAGATTATCCAGAAGCAGTTAGAAATAACGCTAAAAGGGTTCTTAAATATGTTGAAGAGAACGGATGGGGGCCATGTGGTACTCCTGTTGGAAAGCAGAGAGCAAATCAGCTTGCAAATGGCGAGGCTGTTTCAGTTGACACGATTAAAAGAATGTTTAGCTATCTTAGTAGGCATGAAGTTGATTTAGAGTCTTCTTCATCTTATTCTGATGGTTGTGGGCTGTTGATGTACGATGCGTGGGGAGGTAAGGCTGCTTTGGTGTGGAGCAGAAATAAATTAAAGGAATTAGAAAAGACTAGCGATATGGGTTTTGTAACTAAAGGATTAAACCAAGGCTTTACAGATAGCGACATGAAACAAGGTATTGTTTCTGGCTACTTTGCTGTTTTCGGCAACAAAGATTTGGATGGTGATGTCATTGAACCAGGTGCATTTGCCAAGACAGTTATGGAGCGTGGCCCACAGGGCAAGCAGTTAATTAAGTATCTGCTAGATCACGATAAGAATAAAGTTGTAGCAAAAATTACTAATCTATACGAGGATAGTAAAGGACTAAGATATGAGGCTAAGATTGGCACTCACACTGCTGGTCAGGACTTTCAAAAAATGATTGAGAGTGAACTGATTAACCAGCATTCTTTTGGGTTTAGAACCATAAAGGAGCAGTATGATGCACAATCTAAGTCAAATATGATTAAAGAGGTAATGATGTATGAAGGTTCTGCTGTTCAATTCTTGGGCGCAAATCCTGAAACTACATTTATTGATTTAAAAAACGAAGCGGATGCATTTGAATTCCTTAGCAGACTTGAGAAGTTTGTAAAGACATCTGACGCAACTGACGAGACAATAGTCAAACTAGAAAATCAACTTAAATCACTTTTGGAGTTTCTAAAGCCAGCAGAGCCTACTTTAGAAATTAAGGAAGCCGAGGAGGTAGAAATAATAACAATTAACGAACTTAAAAAACAATTTGAATCATGGAAAATCTAACAATTGATGCCGTAAAGGCAGTGATTGCAGAAGCTGGCGAAGCTCTTAAGGCTAAGGCGAGCAATGCAGAAGTGAAAGCTAATGAGGCTTTCGAAAAGGCTGAGAGCCTACTTAAGTCTCTTAGCTATGTTGTAACAAAGGATGAAGCTGCTGAGATGCAAAAGCAACTTGACAAACTTGACATTGCTATGCAAAAGAATGCAGTAGAGAAAGAAGTAAGCGCAGAAGATTTCAAGACTGCATTTATTAAGGCTTACGCTCCAGTTAAAGCTGAAATCGAGCGTTTGAAGAATGAGCCTAACGCTCGTCTTAAGGCTCCTTTGGTATTTGAAATTAACGAGAAGTCAGTTGGAACTATTACTCTAGCTTCAACTATTGCTAACGAAGCATCTTCAGGACAAGTAACAATTTCCGAGTTTACTGGTGTTGTTTCTCCAATCCGCCAGAGACTACTTGTTTACCTTGCTAACGCAAGTGTAGGAGCTATCGGAACTCAATATGCAGTATGGGTTGAAGAATACGATCAGCAGGGAACTCCAGTAATGATTGGCGAAGGTGTTGAGAAAACTCAAATTGACGTACAATACAAGGAGCAGAGAGCTAAGGTTGAGAAGATTGGTGTACACATGAAGGTTTCTATGGAAATGTTGGAAGATGCTGCTTACTTGGCTTCTTACATCCAATCTAATGGAGTTAAGCGTGTTGAGACTGTAATCGAAAATCAGTTGTTCACTGGTAACGGAACTTCTCCTCAGCTTGCTGGTTTGCTTTCTAAGTCTACTACTTTCACTGGAGGTTCTATGGCCGGTGGTGTTGAGTCTGCTACTAACTGGGATGTTATCCACGGAATCATCGCTCAGGTTAGAGCTGCCAACGGAACTGCAACTGGAGTATTTGTTGAGACTGGACAGTATCACTTAATGCTTTCTGAGAAAGATGCTGAGAAGCAATATATTTTGCCAGCTGGCGTTACTTTCAACGCTCAAGGTGGTGTAACTGCTTGGGGAGTAAACATCATCCCAACTAACGCTTTGACTGGAACTGCTGCTAACTTCGTAGGTGGTGACCTTTCAGTTATCAACGTACGTTTGAGAAGCGGTTTGCAGGTTGCTATCGGAGAGTCTGGTGATGACTTCATCGACAACTTGAAGACTGTAAGAATTGAGCAGCGTTTGGTGCAGTTTATCTCTGCTAACGATACTCCAGTATTGGTTAAAGGAACTTTTGCTGCTGCAAAGGCTATCCTCGAAACTACCTAATAGTGTTTTGTGTTTGTGTTTAGTGTAAAAGGGCGAGAAATTTTCTCGCCTTTTTTTTGTTTAACCTGTTGAAAATTAGTTTATTTAAAAAATAAATTATTTGATATGGCAGATTTTACAATGTGTAAACCTCAAAGATGCAAGCTAAAATTATCTTGCCTTCGGTTTACTTCTAAGGCTACTGAAGGTCAGGTTTACTTTAATGACGAACCATGCAACCACGAAGGGACTGATTGCAAAGTATATTTCAAAAAGAATTGTAAGCCTTGTGGCGAAATATAATTATGAAAAAACCTACAAAAAAAACGCTTAATTCAATTGACATGATTAAAATCATGGAATCAATTCCAAATGATGATACCAATTTTCAATATATAGATATGAAAGCTGGAGAAGAGCATTATAGATTACTTTCCTGGATTGGTGGGCAGGTAAAAGGTAATATTATGGAATTAGGGACTTTTAGAGGTCATTCAGCTCTTTGTCTATCTAAATCAGGAAACAAGGTATTTACCTATGATGTTGAAGATTATATTTCTTTAAATCATAAGCCCGAGAATGTTAAGTTTTCAATAATGGAAAATGGTCATAAATTTATTGATGATTCTTTTGATTTATTGTTTATTGACACAATGCATGATGGAATTTACGAACAAGAAGTATTAAACCATTTAAGAGAAATTAAATGGAAAGGAATAGTTCTAATGGATGATATTGTGCTTTTTGATGAGCTTTCTAAACTTTGGGAACAAATTCCAGAGCAGAAAGCAGATTGGACAGATATTGGTCATCATTCAGGTACAGGAATAATTTGGTTCAAATGAAATTATCAATTTTAGTTCCTTCAGTAGCAGGCCGAAGAAATACCTTTTTGCCTAAATCATTGGATATGCTTTATGGTCAATTAGAGGCATTGCCAGAACAAGACCAAAAGGAGGTTGAAATTATTTATTTAATAGATAATAAAACCATTATGCTAGGTGATAAGAGAAATCTTATGATTAGCATAGCAAGCGGTAAATACATTTCATTTGTTGATTGTGATGATCGTATTGAGACTGATTACATTTCAACTATTTTACAAGCAATTGATTCTGATGCAGATTCAATTGTATTTGAGGTTTCTGTTTCCCTAAATGGCAACAATCCTAAAATCTGTTACTATTCTAAAGATTTTCCTAACGACTACAATACAGAGGAAGCATATTATAGATTGCCAAATCATATTGCAGTAATAAAAAAGGAAGTTTCTACAAAGGTTTCTTTTCCAAGTTTACCTAGAGCTGAGGATACTGCTTATGCAAAGATTCTAAAACCACATCTTAAGTCAGAGTTTAAGATTAATAAAGTTCTTTATCATTATGATTACAGTGATTTAACAACCGTTGCTCAAGAGTATATTCCCCACATAAGAAATAAACGAAAAGGTAATATGAATCCAATAGTAGATGTGGTGTTTATTTCAAATGCTACTAAAATGGGGTCAAGAATGACTCAACACGCCATTGATAGTTGCATACAAGCAGCAAATGGCTTGGAAGTTAATTGTATTGTTGTAGAAGAAAAAACTAATTTATTCTATAAAAATGCAGCTACCTATAATCCTCATTCACAATTTAATTATAACAAATTTTTAAATTTTGGTGCAGTTCGAGGAAATGCTCCTTGGGTCATGTTTTGTAACAATGATTTGATATTTAAAAATGGTTGGTTGCATAATTTGTTGGCTGCTGACTATCCTATTGTTAGCCCTATTGCGATGACTGACTTTAGGCAAAAGGATGTTACAGAAAATGAAATAGGATGGCAGTGTGGGAGAAACTTATCTGGTTGGGCATTCATGATGAAAAGGTCATTGTATAAAGAGATTGGTGGACTTGATGAGGATTTTGATTTTTGGTTTGCTGACAATTCTTTAATTGAGCAATTAAAGAAAATTGATATGCCTCCAATGTTAGTACCTTCTGCTAGAGTAAATCATTTGGGTAGTCAAACATTAAAGCAAAGAAACATTAATGATAGAAATGATTTAATGTGGTCTAAGCTAGAATTATTCAATCAAAAATATAATCAAACTTTATTTTCAGATCATCCAAGATTCTTAGAATGGAAACAATCGCAGTCTGCATAACAACGCACAACCGTAAAGAAGTATTTGAAGAAACATTAAGCGAATGGGAAAAGTATTTGCCAAGCAACGCTACAATTTTTGTAGTTGATGATGCATCTATAACTCCAGTAAAATCTGATTACCGGTTTGAGCAAAATGTTGGAATAGCTAAGGCTAAAAACAAGTGTTTAGAGTTAGCTGATAAACATGATCACATTTTTCTTTGTGATGATGATGTAAGACCTAAGTCAGGTGACTGGTATAAGCCATATATTAATTCTGGTGTTAATCACTTGTGCTTGACTTTTGATAAAAAAAGCAACAATGCTATTTATAGCCCATCAATTAGAGTTAGTGGTGAATATGAAGGTTTAATGACCTATACTGCTCCAAATGGATGTATGCTTTATTTAAAAAATATATGCCTTCAAGTAGCTGGTGGAATGAGACCTGAATTTGGATTATGGGGATTTGAGCACGTAGAATATACTCAGAGAATATACGACTTAGGATTGACTCCTGAACGATTTATGGATGTTAAAGGTAGTCTGAATTATTTTGATGTATTAGATTGGCGTTTTGCAGTTAATTCTTCTTTATCAATTAATGATAGAAGAGAAAGCGGTAGAAAAAACTTGAAACTATATGAAGAGTTTTCAAAGCATCCTGAATTTGTAAATTACAAATGAGAATATTCTACTCAAATCCTTTTAGCTTAGACAAAGATATTGGCAAGGCTTACAATGAGTATTTAAGTTGCTTGAATGCAAATGATGAGGATTGGATAGTAATGCAGGATGGAGACATCATGTATTTAACACCAGATTGGGGAAAAAGAATAGCTGATGCTTTAATTCTTGATGGTGATAAATTTGGATTGGTTGGATGCTATA